AGGTTTTGATGAAGTCGATCTTCTGAAACTCGGCGTGGTGCACGCCGTTCTCCTCGTAGGTAGCAGCGTCTCCGACGATCAATATGTAGCGGGTCATTTCAGTTCTCCTGCCTTGTTAACCCAGTAGTCCCGCGCCCACATCGCTTGCAGCAGGCTCAGGTATGCGTAGTCGATGTCGATCACGCGGCTGCGTTGGGCCGCATCCATCGCATACTTTGTTCGCCGTGCCATGTACTCGTGGAACGGCAGTTCAAACAGGTTGTCCATCTCTCAACTCCTCGGTTGTTTCTGGTTGGTCTCGCGCAGCGTGGTACGCGCAGCGGTTGGCGTGATCAACTGGTACGGCCCCTTGCCGTACTCCTGCACAACACACCACCCCTTGCGCTCACGTGTCGCGGCCTTGTCGCCGCAGTCCAGGCACACGTTGTATCCGGCCTTGCGGCGTGCAGGTGCGAACGGCTGCTTGCACTCCATGCACCGTGGCTTGATCTTTGGCCCGGCCCCCTCGGGGCACCGACCCGTACCGTTCTTGAGACTTGAAAACATGTTTTGATTTCCTTTGCTCATTGGTTATGGCGGACAGTTGATTCAAGTAATCGGGGTTAGTAGTACCCACGCGCACGCAGCCAGTGGGCAGCAGCGTCGTTGTTGCACTCGGCGTCGTAGTCGAGGTTGTTGGCCGAGAGTGAATAGAACCGGGCGTTGCCCTCTTCAATCTGATACTCAGGGTCAGGTATGGCGCGGCCCTCGTCGGCTTCGTAGTTCTCCAAGTTAGTGCGCAGGTACTCGGCATCCTCAGCCGGGTCAGCACCGTACGGCATACCCAAAACCGTATCCACGCACGGCACGCCGTCGTATGCAGCGTCGTTGTTTTGGTATGCGGTGGGGCGCAGTGACTTGGGGTGATGGGCAGGCAGGAAGGTGACTTGACCAGAGTTGGTGAAGCGGATGCAAGGGGCGAGCCGAGCAACCGAGCGGGTTGGCGCAGGCGTAGCCGATGGCGCAACGAAGGACAGGAAACGGGTCGAAGTTGACATTGCTTTCTCCAAGGTTGGGGTTGGGTTCGTGGAGGAAACGTCTTCCTCCACTACCTATAGTATACCACATAAGTGGTTACTCACAAGTAAACAATTCCTATACGTTGTTAAACGTGTCTTATGGACACATTGCGTAACACAGAACTTTTCAAGTTGTTGATCTGCATGGGGTATGGCGAGAGTGATGGATTGGAGGATTTGCAGTGTTCGCGTTCGTTGAATGGGCGGGCGACGGGTGGAGATGATGCAACACACCAAAAACGAAAAATTCTGGGGATGGTTCGTAAAGTTCGGTGGGTTGTAGCAAGGCAAGTTGTTGATTTTGTAGGGTAAGTTCTTGAGTCGATCGGTTTTTGGGGTATATCCGGCAAAAACAGGGTAGATCGGTCTCCGAGGCTGGATTTTCGACAAACACACCAAAAATCAAAATTTCTATGTTTGACCTCGTTTTGGCGCTCCATGACCCAACCTACCGAACTTTAGAACTTTATTAAGAAACTATACATTTACTCATTAGATTACACAATCTGATATATACGATTCACCACCTGCTGATTGCCGATGATGCCGGAAACCACGAAACTAAATGTTCTGATAATGTTCCGGCACTTTCCGAACTTACAGAACACTGACAACTCATTGACACCCGGTTACCGAACTTTTCTAAGTCGTTGATCTTGTTGGGTTTTTTCTGAGTCGGTTTTTGGAAATGGCCCTGACGGTCGCAGACGCATTATTTTTCGCGTGGCCGGGCCGCTCGCCGCTGCTTCTGGAACTGGTCTCGGGCTGTAGAAAATCTTCCTGACGCTGTCATTGTCAATTTTGTTTGGCTGTGCCGAGCCGAGCGGGGCGCGGCCCTCGCACTCGACGCGCCGCAGGCCGTTGGCCCTCGCACTCGACGCTGCTTCTGGAACTGGCTTCGACCCCCGCAAAACTTGTGCAGGGGGAACAAAAAAGCCCCGACCGGGTTGCGGTCAGGGCAACAAAAAACCCCCCTGGGGTTGCCAGGGGGGTTGAAGGGTCAGGGTCAGATGTTGAAGTGATCTCGCAAGGTATCAAGATCAGCGAGTGCATCAGTGATGCTGAACTTGACCTTGTCAGGATCCGCCGCCGCAATGGTTTCGCGAATCTTGGTCAGATCCGCATAGATTTTTTCTTCCAGGGTCTTTGAGGTGCGGCTTACCTCGATGCCCTCTTCCTTTTTGATTGCCGTGCGCAACCGACTGATCATCTTATCGAGTCGGTTGTTGGCGCGGATCCGGTCGTCTTTTTCATCTGCCGTGAGGGTTGCCGCATTCCATCGATCCATCGACACAAGGGCTTGCTGTCGTGCAGACAAACGATTAGCCAACCGTTTGCGCAGTTCGACAACTGCGGCCGCCTTGCTGTCCAGTTCGCCCTTTTCATTGTTGAACTTGGCAAAGGTGAATCCGGCAACAAACATCCGACCTGCCAAGGCGCGGATCGAATCGTCCGCTTCCTTTTGCAGGGCAAAGGTCTTGGTCATCTCTTCGTTGTCGAAGGAATCCCAATTGATGCCCTTGGGGGGCGCATTCAGGATGGCCTGGGTCGTGGCGTGCATTTGCTCCGCAGTGGGGAACACGGGAGCCGTTGCGGTGGCGACAGGGGTTTGCTTGGCTTTTGCCATGGTGCTTTCTCCAAAGTTGATTAAGGTACAAAGGTTGACCAGGGTTTCGAAGATCAGGGGTGGTCAGTTCCCCGATGAATGAACTGTAACCCAATGCTATGTTTTGACAAGGGATAGCACAAATGCGTCTGACATTGTCAGGATCAATTACCCCACCGTACCCGCACCCCCCAAGGTACAGATGGGACTCCAGGCGCTGCTTGGTGTTACCAATTTGCACCCGCAAAACCCATTTTTTCAGTTTCCCTAGGGTTAACCCCACCCCCTCAATATAGAAACACCCCCCGGTAGGAGTCCCAACCTCCTTGCCAACACAAAAATTACTATGTACAGTCCGCTGCATCACGGGCCGGTGCCCGTTGCGTCAAAAATCAATGGAAATAACCTGCACGCCAGACCTTGGTGTGGTGCTTCCGCCCGATGACATGCCCTACACAACACTGTGTGAGAGGGCTGCGGCTGCTTGCAAGACCATACACATGCTTGCAGAGAACGGCCTTCCCGGCCAAACCTTGGAAGAACAGCCCGAGGATGCCAAGGTCGTCGAAGACATCGTAACTTCGTTCGCTCAGGACGAGGAAAAGACCAATCAGATGGTCACCACAGCCCGGTTTTCGGCCCTCCGACCGGCTGTAATCCTGCAAATCGACGAGCATCTGACCGAGTTCAACCACATCGTGGTGCGTAATGCGGTGCAGATCCGCACGTTCGTGACCAATAAACTCATTTTGGAGTCCTCCAACCCCGACGCGAGGGTGCGGATCAGGGCTCTGGAGTTGCTTGGCAAGATCTCTGACGTGGGTTTGTTCACGGAACGCTCGGAAGTGACGGTCAACAACCGGTCTACGGACGACCTGAAGTTGTCTTTGCGTGAAAAACTGGAACTTCTGCGTTCTAGGAACCGTGCGGACGTGGTGGACGTGCAGGATGTCCAGAAATTGGACACCCCCGAGCCAGAATTCACCCATACGGTGCCCGAAACCACCCTAAACGGCTCACTTTTGGACGTGGTGGACGCGGAGTTTGGTGATCTGGGGGTGCAAACCCCCGCAGAAGCCGCCCCAAGCGTAGAAAACTCACCCGAAGCCCAGTAAATGGCCGGTCAGACCCCCGTCTCTGTTATTCCAGACCTTGCAGACCTCTCTGACGAGGATATTGACCTGCTGGTCGAGAACTTGGACAGTTTTGACGAGGACGAGCAGCAGGAGATCATGCAGGTTGCCGAAGCCTTGGCTGATCGGCGCATGGCCGCACGCTGCCGGGACGACCTGATTGAGTTCTGCAAGGCAATGCAGCCGGACTACAAGGTGGGTAAGCACCACCGGATCCTCGCTGACATCCTGATGGGGGTGGCTGAGGGAAGAAAAGACCGGGTGTGCGTGAACATCCCGCCCCGGCACGGTAAGTCCCAACTCGTCTCTATATATTTCCCGGCGTGGTTTATCGGGAAGTACCCCAACAAGAAGGTTCTGATGGTCAGCCACACGGCTGACTTGGCAACCGACTTCGGACGCAAGGTGCGGAACATCATCGACACCGAAGCGTACAGAAAGATCTTTCCAACCGTTACCCTGGCTCAGGACTCCAAGTCCGCAGGGCGGTGGAACACCAACGTGGGCGGCGAGTACTACGCCTGCGGTGTGGGTTCGGCCCTAGCCGGACGCGGTGCTGACCTTCTATTAGTAGACGACCCGCACAACGAACAGGACATCATCAACGGTAACTTTGATGTGTTCGACAAGGCGTACGAGTGGTTCACCTACGGTGCACGTACCCGTCTGATGCCTGGGGGCCGGGTGGCAATCATCCAGACTCGGTGGCACTTGAGCGACCTGACCGGGCGCGTGACCCGGGATATGGCGCAGAACGCAGAAGCCGACCAGTACGAGGTGGTCGAGTTCCCGGCGGTGTTTGAAGGTAGGGACGGCTCGCAGCGGGCGCTGTGGCCAGAGTTCTACGACGTGCCTGCACTGATGCGGACTAAGGCATCCATGCCTCTGTTCCAGTGGAACGCCCAGTATCAGCAGAACCCCACCGCAGAAGAAGCCTCGGTCGTCAAGCGGGAGTGGTGGAACGAGTGGACAAAGGAAGATCCGCCCGAGTGCGAGTACGTGATCATGTCCCTGGACGCCGCTGCCGAGACAAACAACCGGGCTGACTACACCGCGCTGACCACGTGGGGCGTGTTCATGAACGAGGAGAGCACCGGGCCGGGGGCGAACACGTACAACATCATCCTGCTCAACTCTATAAAGAAGCGCGTGGAGTTCCCCGAACTCAAGAAACTCGCCCTTGAGGAGTATCAGGAGTGGGAGCCCGATGCGTTCATCGTTGAAAAGAAGTCTTCGGGTACGGCGCTGTATCAGGAGATGCGGCGTATGGGTTTACCCGTGCAGGAGTACACGCCACACCGGGGTAGCGGAGATAAGTTAGCGCGTCTAAACTCCGTTGCAGACATTGTGCAGTCTGGCCTGTGTTGGGTTCCGCAAACCCGATGGGCTGAAGAAGTCGTGGAGGAGATCGCAGGATTTCCGTTTATGAGCAACGACGACTTGGTGGACTCCACGGTGATGGCACTCATGCGGTTCCGTCAGGGCGGCTTCATCCGTTTGCCTACCGACGAGAAGGATGAGATTCGCTATTTCAAGAGCCCGCGCCGAGCCGGGTACTACTGAGGATTAGTTTATGGCAACCAACTTTGACCCCGCACTGAGTCCCTTGGATCCCATGCTCATGTCTGATGAGCCTGCTGTGGAGATCGAGATCGAGGATCCTGAGAGCGTCAACATCCGCGCAGGTGGGGTTGAGATTGAACTGGAGCCCGAAGACGAGACGGCGGAGGACTTCGACGCAAACCTTGCCGAGTACATGAACGAGGGTGCCCTGGAGACTTTGGCATCTGAGTTGG